ACTGCTCTTTGAATATCTGTTAGTAATGTTGCCCACTCAAGTTTTGAAGTGCCTAAGAAGTGCATAAAGTCATGAGTTCCTTTTTCCAAGAGCCCATCAAAACGTAATGCAACTAATCTTTTAAGAACTAAATGAACATCACACATATTTTGACCACCCATTGACCAGCCATTAAAATGTGTGTCTGGATATTTTTTAGGATCGCAATAGTCTTTCATTTGCTGATACCAATCTTCTGCATCAGCATGATTTTCACCTTGTAGAACATTTAAAAATTTACAAGCACCTGAACGATTCTTCATAAAGTAATCGTTATTAATGCGTGTAGCATTAACAGCATCTTGATAATTGTTGATACCTGTTGCTTTCTGCCCGGCTGGAGAACGTGATACCCAAGCAGGAATATCAAGTATCATACCATAGTCCATATAAGCATCCATCCACGCAAGAACTTGTTTACGTTTCTTTTGTGCTTTAGGACAATTAGGATCTTTCCAATCGCCCTCCCAAACACCTTTACCAATTTGGAAACCACCTGAGTCACCTAACAACCAACTTGTTTCTCGATTTCTGTCTCGAATCATGTCTTCTTTAGGCGAGTCTTTGTTTATGTCAAGTTCAGCATGTCCTGCTGAATACAAACTCCAATGATATTGAAATAGACTTTTGTCTCTGTTGAGCCAGTTGCCACTTTCAACACCGTTGGTCCAATGTTTAGGAATACGATTATACTCTACGTATTCTTCTCTGCGTTGCTTGCCTACAAATGTAGCATAAAAGCCACTTAGTGCGGGCAAGAATATAGCATAATCTTTTTGTGATGCTGTTAAATCTTTATTCATTTCTTAGTTTTTCTTTTTCCAAACTTAGTTTATCTTTCAAACTCATCAAGTATGCGGCACCTGCTAGTATTAAAATAGCACCTGCTTCTGCGATAAGCACTAAAGGGTCTGCTTCTTTTGAATGTAGCACAATTAATCTACACAAAGCAGTAATGGCAATGATTATTGGAAGTGACACAGGTATTCTATTGTTAGCAAAATAAGCACCAACCATACCTACAATCTCAGTATAGATAAACAACAGAAACAAATCAGCAAGTTCTATATCTCTCGCTAACCACATATCGTAAACATCCATACCAGCCGCTAAAGTTGTAAGTATGCCAATGATTGCCAGCATAACTTTTTCTGTAACTACTGTTGTCCAATGTAAATTTACTTGTTTCATCATTTTACTTTCAAGTCTTGTTTCTGTGCTATCTCTTTAGGTGTCAATCTTCTCTCCATCTATATACATTTGGAGTACAAAAATTTCTTCCAAACTTACAAGTGTTTTCATCTTTGCATACTCTTTCATGTTTACTGTTTTCCCAACAATCGCCAGTCATTCCTCGCATTTCTACAAATTTTGCCCAACCATTATCTATAGATAATATTAGTATTGAAGGCAAAACTAAAAATAAAAACATGATCCATAAAAACGCAGGCGCAAAACCTTTGTTGTGATATGGCTGGTTAGGATCACTCACTTTACTTACTCTGTGCTGGAAGGATATAATTGTATTCAGCCATACCTGAATCTACTGTAATTTGCATTGCACCTTGATCTGAAATGCTCATTTTAATGTCACCATCAAGACTTAGAATAGCCTGTGTTTGTGCTACCGGCCAAGCCCAAGTATGTTTAAGCGAGCCTTCAATGCCTGCTTCGAATACAAACGAACCTGCGTGTGTGCTTGCATCACCAAAACTAAACACAAGATCGCCATTGTCTGTTTTAACATTAAATGTCGGCTCTTCTGCATGTGCTGCACTCTGTAGTTTCATACGACCAATTGCCGCCACGCTTGGCGAAAATGATACGTCCCAACTTGCACCTTTGAATTTTACGCTTTTAAGTTTTTCTTCAATGATTTGCTTGTTCATAAAACGATAATCATTTTGGAAATCACCTGTTGCGTTTTCAAAGTGAATGTGTGTAGGAATGTTTTCACCATTGCGTTCTTGACTAACAACATCAATTTTTGCATTGTCTTTGTATTCTGGATTTTTCAAGTGCAGTGCTAACTTGTCTAAGTTAGGCATACCAAATGTTCCATCTGCAACTTTTGATTGTGTTGTTGCTGTTAAAATAACAGATCGATCTTCTGCCATTGATTCGATTGTTGTAGTGTCTTCGCCAGTGACTTTTACAAGGCTAAGGAAGCCAAGTGCATGTGTATGTGCAACTACGTCTTGTAAGATATCTTTCATATTGTTCTCCATCGTTAGTTTATAGTTTATGCTCAAAACCCTTGTTTGTCAAGAAGTTTTTCACAGTGTATTTAGGTCTAAAGCCAAGTTCAGTCATCAAATCTGTATTTGCTTGTGTCTTGTTTCTTTCGCCTGGGGTATTTTCCTTAATAGGAAGGTCTGGACGTATATCACTTATACGCACAGTTTGTCCTGTACCTACATCAATAGGTCCAGTAAAATTGCTCTCCATAAGTATTTGTATAGCATTCATTAGATCTTCTATGTGTATAAAATCTCTTTCGTGATTAGTAACATAATCTAATTTGTTGTTTAGTAGTTTATCAAAAAACATATTTGCTCTTGGAATATCTCCGTATACAGTATGGAATCGCATGAAGCATACGTTGTTGTGTGGAATTTTTTCTATTACATGTTTGCTAGCCGCATATGGATTAAGGTGTGGCTCATATTGACTACTAGAACCTGCTACTAAAATTCTTATATCTTTATAATGATTTAAGATACGTTTGGTCCCTTCAACATTTGTATACCAGTATGCTTTAGGATCAGCCATACTTTCTCTTACACCGCCTCTACCTGCAAGGTGTATTACTGTATCTATATTAGTTGGAAGTTCAGCATCTAAAATGTTTCCATCATTTTTTATGTCTAATCCAGTTATTGTGTGTCCTTTTTCGCGCAGGACTTGTGATAGACGGCTTCCTATAAAACCTTTATCACCTGTTATTAGTATGTTACTCATCTGTACCTTTCGTTTTTCTAATTGAATAGTTATAATTAATTGCTTCTTCAAGCAACGTAAACCTTGAACCAGAACGTTGTGCTGATTTTACAGTTGCTAACGTATCTTTTGGAAAACAATGTCCACCAAATCCACGTTGTTCTGTGACACCTATGTGGCTAAATCCTATTCTTTCATCTGATGCAACAGCATTTGCTACTGCTTTGTAATCTAAGTTTTGATCTTTACAGTAGTCGTAGATTTGATTAAAGAAACTTACTTTTAATGCTAAGAAACTGTTTCTCAATGCTTTAGCCGCCACAAGAGTTTGAGGATCTTCAATATGGATATTAATTTTTCCTAGAGCTCCTAAAAATATGTCACTCCAAAATGCTGTACAATCTCCACCAATCCACATGTCTTTAGAAAATGCATCTTTTTGCCAAGTTGCTTGTCTTAAAAATTCAGGAGAAAAACAAATTTGTTTGTTCGGAAAATGTTTTTTTATTTCTTTCCAAGCTTCGACACTAATTGTGCTTTTAATAAGCACAGGCACATCTGGGGTTTTATCTAAAACGTCCAGTACATTTGAGTAATCACATTCTCCATTGTATTTAGGAGGTGTTGCGACACTTATAATTACAGCGTCTATGTTTAACCATTCGCTCTCGTAACCAATATAAGGATCATCTATGTCTAAATCATGATATCCTTTAAGCACAAGTTCTTGAGCCTTGCCTACAAATCCGTATCCAGCTATTAATATTTTCATTTTAATTCCTTTAATTTTTTCCAAGTATCTTGCCATCCATCTACTTCGAAAGCAAAGCCTAGATTTTCATCTACTATAACTTTCTTTAATGGATAATCATTACCTTGCGAATCCATTCGGTCTCCGTAAAAGTGTAATGTATCGTTGATGTCAAAATCGTAAATGATTTGACTCTTGTCTGCACCTTTAGGTGAAATATCAATACCTGTTTCACCACCTGGTCGTGCAATTAAATTTTTAAATTCTAAATTAAATAACTCTGCAATATAGTTGCGCTCATTGTTTGTTCTATCATACTCTACGTACAGTTTACGCTCTTCTAGATTAGCGTTACGTCCTACAACACTAAAGTTTACCATACCTGATCGTTCTTCAATGTGTAGTCCTGTACGTAATGAAAACTTACTTTCTTCTAGCGTATTTTGCAACCAGGATTTTACATGTAAAGGAATTTTCCAATTGTCTGACCTAATAAGTTTATGACCTTCCCAAACTTCACTGCCTGAACAGTTGTATACACGTTTAGCCATACCATAAATTACGTTGCCTATCTGTTCAACTGTTTTAGGTTTGTCACTACCTGTAACAAGATAAACATGATTTAGTGTACAAAAGTCAAAGAAGAACTGTGAAAACTTTTCATCTATCTTTCCTCGACTTGGTGTTAGTGTTCCGTCTACATCAAATATGAATTTATCCATTTTTATTAAAACTCGTTGTTACACGTTCTCTCAAGTCACTTGATGAGAATCTATGATCTCTTTTGTTATAGTACAATTCTATACCTCTACTAGCACATATTGCTCTACCAGTAAATGTTTTGTCTTTATATTCTACCCCAAGTATACGAATGTCAATGTGATACATTGATAGAATATCTTCTAGATCTTCTTCTGTGCGATAAGGAATGATTTCGTCTACATAACTAACTGCCTTTAGTTGTGTATAACGCTCAACAATAGTTTGAACTGGCCGACTTTTTTCAGGACGATCTATACTTGGATCTATTTGTAATCCGCATATAAGATAATCGCATTGTTCTTTTGCTTCACGCAACATTTGAACATGGCCTGCATGAAGTAAATCAAACGCAGAAGCTGTAAAACCTACTTTCATTCTTGTTCTCCAAAATCGAATAACGTATTAAATGTATTGTGTTGTTTTGTATCTTCGAGATCATATTTCAACACACCAATTAGATTGTCTAGTTTGTTGTCAATAATAGTAGATTCCATTGCATCTCCATCAAACGGCAGTTCTTTGAACCAGTCTGGAATACGCAGTTCATCTGTAGGATATGCTACACTTGTATATCCAAGTGGATTTTGTTTTAGTTTACAAACAATAACTTTCATACCATCTACAATTTCTTGCGAGTATTTGTCTCCGTTCATACGCTTGAGGGTATTCCAGTTGATGCTTGCTCGCACATGGCCGGGCATGTTTGCTTTGCCTTGTTTTTGTTCTAGTCTCTGATAGTGTCCGATTTTGTTTGCACGTTTAGGCGAACCTTTTTCCCAACCAGGACGTTCTTTGAATTCACGTCTAAACGTTGTAATACGTTCTAGTATATCTTTTTCTTCTTGCCCTTTAAGAACCATAAGCAATAGTTCACTTAGGAATTCTTGCATAAACACAGGAGTATCTGAACGTCTCAAGTCGAGACCCATTGCTTTCACTTTGCCCGGTTTATCATCTGCGTCTGTCCTAAATCCTTCAATATCATATACTAATGCCGCATAACGTTTCTTAGTAATAAACAAACCTGACTCAGCAACAATTTCTCTACCTGCGGCAATTACTTCTGCACGACTCTTAGGACAATGAAACGCTTTTGCCATAAATTTTTCAAATGTTGTATTTGCTTCTTCTGCAACTTGGTCGTATAATTGAATAACATTATCTTTAGTCCAAGGGATTTGACCTGCTTCAATTTGTTTTTTTAGCACAGGATATGCGCTGAAGTACACAGAATCTGTATCTCCGTATATAACCGACTCACCTACATGATCATATTCGCCTGTAATAACTTTGTTTACTTCGGCACTCATATGCTTAACAATGGTTCTACCACTTAGTGTGGTCGATTGTCCTATACGTTTATCAAAGAATCTACAACCTGGGTTCAGAATAGCACCATATAAACTGTTCAAGTTAATTTTCTTAACAAGTTGTCGCTTGTCCCAAAAAACTACTTCAGTTTCGTTTCCTGCTTCTTTTGCTTTTTTAAGCATCGCTTGTAATTCTTTACGTTCTGCATACCAGCGTTTAAGGATACCTGGTATAACACCTTCAAATTCATGTGTAAAAATTGTGCCATTTGAACTTAGCATCCAAGGAGTATTGCTGTCAAAAATTAATTTGTAAATCTCTGCCGCACTCATTGTGTCTGACTTGCCATTTTCCCAATCAATAGTTAGAGCAACATCTTTCCTGCAAGACATGACTGCTTCGTATTCTTCTGTACCGAATCTTCCTTCCCACGATCCTGCAAATGATTTCTTTTTCAAGTTAATATCTTCATGCACACGAGCTTCTGTCATTTCAGGACGTAGTTGTCCTACAATAGTTTCAGGAGCCATATTCAATGCACGAATAACACTAGGATACAGACTGTTCAAGTCCATAGACCCAATCCATTTGTGTACACCTACTTTTGGAAATGCAACATATGCACCTGCCGCGGCAGTGTTTTCATCATCGCGTTTTGGTCTATTAGGAACTTGAAGTCCTCTATGATGTGCTTCGTTGATAATTGCTTGTTCTGTAACTGCAACAGCACCCATAGTGGTCTGTAGCAAAACAGTATTTGCGTGTGCTAGTTCGTTACTTAGATCAATGAATCTTAGTTTTTTGTCCAGCTTGTCCAGTAGTGCAACGTCTTGCCGGTTGTATTCGATGAATGTTCGGAAGTCATTGTTATAAAGTTGATCGAGTGTACCTTCATACACAGTTTTCTTTTCGCCAACTTCAAGTTCACCAATTGCATCAAGCCTGTAAGTGTGTCTTTCTTCATATGTGTATTTACGATATAATTCTAAACTATCTAAATGCACTCTACCTATTAGGTCATAGGTTTCAGCTTGTTTCCCGTATTTCTCGTATTCTCTTTTCTTAGGAAGTTGTTTCCACAAACAGAAACGTCTTGTGTCATCCTTGCTTAGTACGCGACTTACACGATTTACTGTGTAGGGAATATCATAACCTTCACTGTTCCATCCTGTTAAGATGTCACTATCTTCAATAAGATCAAGGAACGCTTGAAGCATGTCGCCTTCGTTTTCAAAAAGGATACATTCATTACCCCATTCTTTTACTTCTTCTTTGGCCTGTTCCATTGAGAGTGTTTTCGGAGGAAGTGCAAGTGTTATAAGTGCGTTCATCCATTGAAGATGTACAGTGATAGCAGTAATTGGCATAAATGGATCACTTGGATCAGCAAAGCCTCGCTCTGGATCAAAGTCTGTCTCAATATCGAAGAATGCAACATTTAGTTTAGGTGCATCTTGATTCAAATAGTTTTCTGAAAGACATTGAAAAATAGGATTGATATCGCTCTCGAAAAGTTTTTTATCTCTATTAATTGCTAACTCTTTGCGAAAGTCTTTAGTGTGTTTACACACAATTCTCGTAAGGGGATCTCCGTAGACGCTTTTGTATTTGCCTCTAGGATCTTCATAATAGAATGTGTATTTTACGGGATATTCTGTATAGTGTCTTTTACCATCTCGGCGTTCTACTGCTCTGATTATATCAGAATCTCTGTCAAAGTATGCATCGACGTAACTCATGTTTCTCCTTCGTTGCTTATGGCCAACTTAACCTTCTACTTGCCTGACAAATTGTCTTTGGCGTACTAATACTTATTACAGAATCAATCCTGCAATATAAATTACGGTTAGTCCTGCATTTAGGACTATTAAACTTTTTTCCCTCCACAATATTCCTACAATTACCCATATACTATTTGCAATTATAAATGTCCATATGTAAAAAGGATGTATATTGAATGCAGCAAGTGTTGCCGCTAATAACAGAATTGCTGTACCTAACCAAGCTAACCATTGATATGGTTTTACCACCATTGTGCCGCTACTCCGTATCCAAACACATTTATAATAGCAAAATAACCTGTCAATAACATTACCCATGCCGCACCTCTGCGTGTTGCGGCATAACACTGTGTAATCGATCCTACAAAAAATGCAGGATACACGATCAACATGTTTGGATTATCTGCATTTATAGCTAAAGTCATACTTGCACCAACAGTAAAAATAAAACTAATAAGCTCAAATGCAAATGCAGTTCTGTCACTATGATAACTGTTTGTCCAAAAGTCCAATATTTTTTGCAAAATTACTTGTCCTTACCAACTGTAACAACAAGTGTTTCCAAGTCATCAAACTCTTCTGCAACTCTTGACCAATCACCTTTCTGCGCAATTTTGATTGCTTTATTAATCATAGAAGGCTTAATATCAAGCTCTTCTGCTACTGCTTTTACAGTATCCTTTAAACCGGCCTGTAAATCTTCAACTTCTTGTAATACTGTAACACCTTCGTTAACAAGACGTTCTAGTTTGGCTTTTTCTTCAGCTCCATATACTCTATCACTCATGTGATTCTCCTTAATTTATATACATTATATAGGATTATTTAGGCAATGTCAACTGTTTTTTTCTTCGTCTTTGGTTTTATATTGCCATTCATCTGTGTGCCCAACACTCCATTTAGGAGTAGTTTCTACATTATAATTTTGTGTGCATACTTTGAAGTCTGGTTGAATTAATTTATCTGATATCAGACTCTGATCTCTCCAAATAATTCTATTATTTGGCTGTGCGGCAAATTGTCCATTATCCAATTTTATTACATTGAATGTTTTATGTTCGGGATCGTGTTCTGAAAAGTTAGTATCAAGTGTGCTACTTTCACTATGGCATGTGTCAATAGTAAACAAGTATTCGCCTGAATGCATTTCTTTATCTTTGCCATAGTATTCACACATACTAAGCAAAGGCTTTTTAATAACAGTAAGATTGTAATCAAAACAATCCCAAAGTTGTAAATTATCTAGAGGTAAGTTACCGTGTTCTTTTTTCCAAACAAATGCACTAATAGGAAGTTTATCGAATAGAGCTCCGTATTCAGGAAGTAGTGTTTCAAAATAAAATGCTTTACCTTGTATGCTCTTAACACTTATCCAAATACCTTCTGTGTATTCTCCGTGTCCTTTTTCAAGATCGTACAAGTACTCTTTGCGTACAAGCACTGGTATAGGTGGTAAATTATGTACTAAAAATGCCATTTGATTCCTGTGTGATTATTTCATAACCTTTAAGTTCTTCTTTGTACTTATCTAAATCCCCTAGTATATAATATTTATATCCTGCCTTTTTGTAGTATGCACATTCACTGCGAATACTGCGATAACCAAGTTTTAGTTTAGGCTCGGCATAGTCCCAGGCAAACTGATCAGCAAGTATTGTACTTTTACTTGGAAATTTGTACACCAAACTCCACGCAATCAATTGATTATTGTGATAATAACCTAACACGTCAGCATTATATTTGGCTTCTTTATCCCATTCTTCTTCAAACACAGGATGAGGATTTTCTATATTATTATAAGCAACGTACTTTTTATATATTTGTTCGCACTCAGCAAAATGTTTTAAAGATAAGAATTCAAAAGGTATCTGTTTGTAATTTGTAAGTTCAAGATTGATTCTGCATATCATCGATCCACTACATCCTCATAGTATTCTTGAGGCCAATTTTTATAATAGTCTTGTTTAGCTAATATTTTACGAGCTTTGTCTAGTTTATCTGCTTCTTGTATTAGTATTAGAGCATAATCACCTTGATTAAACACAAGGTCTTTGACGCTTTCAACATGATCGGGATGATCTTCAAGTGCTACATAGCCTCTATCTTCTAATAGTTTATAAGTTTCATCTACACAAGCTTCTAATTCTGTCGCACTAATAAGTGTAGGCTCACATCCTAACACCACCACTTCTTTATCTTTAGGCCAGTTGTATGTATAATTCTCAATTTCCGCTTTAAAATAATCTTTCATAGAAATATGATTCAAGGGTTTGAGTTGCTGTATTACTATTTTATCTGTAATCAATGCTTGTTTTGCAAATGGACAGGGAGGCAGATTGTTAAGAGTTTTGGAGGGTGTGTTTAAGAATTTTTCTATCCATTCTCTTATGCTTTGTTCAAGCATATTAAATCTTTCGCTTGTGTAATTCTCTGTAAAGGCGTTCTTTGATAGACTCTGTTTTTTTATTTTTTTCTGCTTTGCTGTATTTGTCTTTTAAGCGACCAAGTTCTTCTTGACTTGCGCCTGCTCTACCTGCAGCGGCAGCTTTTTTCATATATTCTTTGCCGTGCTTTTTAACCCCGGTATAATATTGCAAACCACTTTCTTTTGTTTCTGCATCAGCGTTTCTTGATTGACGTTTTCTTTCTAAACTTTTTTGCATACTAATTAAATTATTCCTTAGCTGCGGTGTATTAATTATTACGGTTAATAATTCTATGTACGGTTTTATTGCTTCTCTTTCTTCAGCATTCAAAACAATACCGTCTGCTGCTTTTTTAAGACCTCTGGCAATTAAAGCACTGAAATCGTCATCTGGATCTAATGCACCTCCTAATGCAGTAATACCCGGAGTCAAACTCATTGTGTCTATATCCTCTTCACCAACAAGTTTATCTTTCAATGGATGAGGTTGTTCACCTGTAGAACTTGGCTTAGACATTTTAGGCATAGGATCAGATCCTTTTGCTTGTCCTGCACTACCAGTCATTTGTTTTTCCGACAGTCCTGCTAGTTTAGCAAAATCGCCTATGTCTAAGTTTAAAGGCATTGAACCCTGTGGTACTGTTTCACTTTCAGTTACATAATTTTTTGTTGGAGCAACTTCTTGTGTAGGAGCATTTGCCATTTCTAGTAGAGCTTGTTTGTCTGTTTCTGGATTGCTTGGAAACAGTTGCTTCATCATTGAACTCATTTTGTAAAAGTCAGTCATATTAACCTCTTTTCATTACAATGCCAATTGCTTTGTCAACATCGCTTTTTGTAAAATGTTTAGCACCAAATTCTTTGTCTACATTTCTGTAGATCCATTGTGTGCCTTTTCTTCTTATATTTTTGTTTACCCAAGTAACAAGGTCATCCATGTCTTTTGGTAATACACTAGAAAGAGCACCTTTTACTTTGTCTAAAAATCCTGCTTCTGTAGTAATTTCGTTAATACGCATTACATCTTCACACAGTTGTCTACTGTCTTACCACCTTTTTTCTTAGTGCCCATACGCTTGTAGCCTTTCCAGCATACTTTGCCGTCAACACCTTTTTGTTTTTCTTCGTCTAATGTTTTCCAACTGGGCTTACCACACTCTGTGCAAAGTTCATCTTTAGATTCTGTTTTTTTCTTAGATTCAAGCATAGCACTAAGGCCATCTTTATAGGAGGATTTTTTCTTTTCAGCTACTTGCTGTTGTTCAAACTTCATTTCATAGTCTAAATTGTGGAATACACTGCTAATATAATCTGCGGCTTTGGTTATTTTAGCAGCTTGCCATCCTTCTATACCTTTAGATTCAGGTATCATTTTTAGCATTTCGTGTAGTTTGATTGAATATTTTGCTAGTTTGTATAGATCACTGCGAGCCATTTGAACTTCATGGTCTTGTTCAGCTCTTTGTGCGAGGTCAGCTAGTCCTCCCTCGTTTACTTTATTTTTAATTTCACTGTGCCGCATTGTTTTCTCCGTATATAGTATTTATGTGTTTTTACGTGTTTTTTTCTTCTTCTTTGGCTTAGCTGCACCACCGAGTAAATTAGCAAATTCTAAGCCATTTTTAATTGTGCCGTCAGTATTATACATATTTCGGCTCTGCATAGGACCTAAATTTCCTGATACACTTGCAACAGCACCTGCACTTGTACCACCTGCTGTAGCAGTTTCTGTGATTTCATATATTTTCATAATATTATTTATTCCGTCCTGATTTCATATTAGCACACCAGTGATACATTTTTGCACGTTCTCCACTAGCATTTTTAGCCTTTTTTCGTAAACTTGTAACTGAACCTTTACAACTAGCACCTGAACGTTTTACACGCCCTGGTCTACTTTTGCCTTTTTTCTTACCGTCAGCAAAGTTTTCGTTTGTTTCTGTTCCTGCATAGTATGGTGTTCTTTTCATCCATACTTCGTACTCTCTTTTATACCACTCACCGTCATCGTCTTCTGCATTGTGTACCAATTCAATTAGGTTGGTAAAATTAAGTATAGCATCGCCTGGGTTAAAATCTTTTTCTACTAATTCAAAGTCGCCCTTTTTGAAACCCATATTTCCTTGCATCATACTCTGCACAAAGTTTTTTGCACCTTTAATATTCTAAGCAAATGGAATGAATGCGTCATCGGTTGGAGCATCGCTTTTATCTTTTTTCTCATATCTGTATAGTTTTGTTATTCCGGAATAATCAGTAAAGGACGGGTGGTCATTTTTTATTTTAATAATATCTCTTATGGTATTGTCTAGAATAGCATTAGATTCATAATAATCTCTTACAGCATCTGCAATATCATACCAGCCATCTTCGCTATACTTCTTAATCATAGCCTTCTGCCATTGTGCTGGAGACTGTGTCTTTTCGGTTATACTTTCTTTTTTCTTGCCATCCGCAAAGTTTTCTACTATTTGCTTGATTGTAAAAGGTAATTTAGCAACAGCCATTTCATCATAGCCCATTAGTTTTGCTGCTTCGTATCTATGGTGTCCGTTCACAATTTTATTGTGACGGTCTACAACAATAGGATTATATTTCCCTTCAAGTATTCTATCAACCTGTCGCTTAAATTTTTCTATTATACGTTCTTTTTGAACAGGAATAAGATTTTTGATATGTACCCATTCCATAGTGTGTTTAATATTTTTTAAATTTTTTTGACGTAGTTGCGGAAGTTGATCTCTCGTATAAGATTCTTTCTTTGCCATGTTTGTAGCAATCGCATATACAGCACCTTCAGGATCCATTCCTTTGTCTTTAGCCCATTTAGCTATGCCTTTTTTAGCTTTGGGCTTATCCATAATCTTGTCTGCTGTTTTGTCTCTTTTTTTAATTTCAGATTTAGTAAGTTCACGCTCTTCTACAGGTTCTTTCATATGTTGCTTAATATTCTTTGCTGTTCTTTCAAACTTGTGGTCTTTGTGCTTAAAACCAATGCCTCCTGCAGCTTCCCAACTTTGTATATTTTTACCGTAGTCATCTATTAATATATTAGGTGTGCCATCTTCTGTTGTAGCATATCTAGCCTTGTCGCTTGTAATAATTACATCTTTAGGTGGAAAGAAAGTTAGATTCTTACTAATCCATTCACGTTTGTGTGGTTCTGAATTAGGATCATCTGGAAGAGGTGAACTCAATATAACATATTCGCCTTTTACATCTTTAATTAAACTCAATAGATTTTTAGCATTTGCTGTTAATGGCAAATCGAGAAAAAAGTTTTCCGTATCTCTAATTTTTTGTAAGGCAGGCATTATATCATCAATTTTAGTCCAATGGTCTTTGTCCATTAGTTTTGCCCAAGCACCGAAGAAATCTGCAAGAACTCCATCCATGTCTACATATATTGTGCTAGCACTTGATAACTCTGTTGCTTCCTTTAACATTTTTTCTGCAAGTCCAAGGTTAAACAATACATTAGTAGATTTACCTTTGATTTTTTTCGAAAGAGTAGGAGGTCTACCGTCTTTGTCTACAGTGTTGCCAAACTTTCTC